CGAATCCGTTCATGACTCCCTCTTCACTCTGGGAGGCTATGGAAAACAACCGTAATCACCACGGTAATGCTTACGCCCAGATAAGATATACGGAGAATTCCGTGGAGCTTTATCCCCTTGCGCCGGACAGGATGAGAATACGGATCCCGGATAATAAGCGGCTCCCTGATATACGGGATATATGCTACGAATACAGCAGCCCCGAGACCGGTGAGATCATTCCCTTCTGGTCTGATGAGATCCTGCACATAAAAAGCTCAATGACCTTCAGCGGACTTTTCGGTATTTCGGTGCGCGATAAGCTCAGGCTCAGCCTTGACGGTGCAAAGGACAGTCAGAAGGTACTCAACGAGCTGTACAAAAACAATATGGCAGGTCGGGCAGTTGTGCAGTTCTCGCCTACACAGGAAATGAAGGAGGGCTATCAGGAGAGATATGTCAGGCAGCTTGACGATTTCGCCCACGGCAGGAAGAAAACAGGCTCGACCTTCATTCCTATTCCATACGGTACGAATGTGACACCCCTCAATCTGCGCCTTGCGGATGAGCAGTTCCTTGAGCTGCGTAAATACACAGCCTTGCAGATCGCATCTGCTTTCGGCATCAGCCCGAACCAGCTGAATGACTACGAAAAAGCCAGCTTTGCCAACAGTGAAGCGCAGCAGCTTGCTTTTTATGTTGAAACCATGCTGCCGATCTTCAAGCAGTACGAGGAGGAGCTGAATTACAAGCTGCTCAGTGCATCACAGGTCGCTCAGGGCTATCGTTTCAAATTCAATGTTGCAGCAGTTCTCAGGGGCGACACAAAATCTCAGGTCGAAAGCCTGTGTCATGGCATCGCCGGAGGTCTTTACACCCCGAACGAAGCCCGGCGGATGCTTGATCTCCCGAGCAAAGAGGGCGGCGACCGTATCTTCTTCAACGGATCGAATATCGCGGTAGAGGACGCGGGGGCGCAGTATCAGGCACTTCCCGAGGTGTCGGAGGACAGCGGCAGCGAAAAAGCATTTTTTGTATCTTGCAAAAACCATTGAAAGTGCTATAATGAGCATAAAGGGTAAGGACAATTACCTGCAAGACCCCACTACCGGACAGATGATGGGAAGTACACCGTCGGGCGGCGGGGGAGGAGGTTCTTCTGCGGCACACGACATCGGCAGCGGGAATATAGCAATAACCGATGAGGCTGTTGAGAATGTTCCGAAGGTCAGTATCTTTGACGATGAAAAGAAAAACGAGCGTTACAGACAGGCGAACAAAGACCTGCTGAAAGAGGCGCAGAAACACCCTGTCGGGACAGAGGTTTCACGGGTCTATGATGCGGAAATGAATCCGATTGAGGGGTGTGGATATAAGGTCGGAGAAAAGCTCGGACAGGTCAGGATAGATAATCCCGATGTGCCGTATCACGCTTTTCATAATCATCCGAGTGGGGAAACGTTCAGTCCGGATGATTTGCTAAGACTGACAGAGCGTGATAAACAATTAAGCATTACTGCTATAGGGAATAATGGCAGTATGTTTTGCATGATTAAGGGAACAAAACCAAATGCAAGCGGTTATCGCCGCTATCTTATCAATCGATGCCGACAAAAACGTTTTTTGGATAAATACTCATATTTTGAAGTTTCGTCAAAATCATTTGATTCAAGCCGTTTGTCTGAGACAGAAAGAGCAAAGCTGAAAGTCCAGTTACTATCTTTTTGTGATGGATGTGCGAAAGGAGGATTGTTTTATGGTTTTTCATACAGAAAACAATGATTATTCCACCGAAGAAATCGCGGAATTATGGAATATGTATCATAAAGCAAAGCCATATACGAAGCAAGACTGGATTGATCTTCCATTTGACGGAGAATTGGATGTTGACAAAATTCTGGCTGCTGAGGCAGAAGAAATACTCAAAGAATTAGGCTTGCTTGAAGATTGAGGTGAAACAATGGAACTCAAAGATACAATAGAGCTTATGACAAGCGAGGATCACAAGAACAGGTTCATAGCTGAATACCAGCAGACGAAGATCAGGTATGACAAGTTACATAAAATGCTTGTAAAGTACGACGCCGGAACGCTGCACTTTGAACCGACAAATATCAGCTTGCTCAGAGAGCAGGCGGCTGCGATGGGACGCTATCTTTATATTCTTGAAACAAGAGCCGAAATTGAAAAAATCAATATCTGACCGTCTTGAAAAAGCACATTGCAAAATCAAGACGGTATTCTTATGCCCTGCGCGCCCGTCTGAGCGCGAAAACGCGCGCGGGAATGAAATTATATTACTAACGCGGAAAACGCGTTACAGCGCCTCCCTGGGCGTTATTTTTATACCCGAAAGAAGGTGACAGTATGGACGACCTTATCGAAACAATGCGCGATAGTCAGGAGGCAATAGCCGGACAGCAGGAATAGCGTTTTGCAGTCGAATGCAAAAGGGTGTGGTGCAGGAGACTGTGAAAATAGAATATGCACATTGCGCAGGCGGAAATGCCGGTGCTTTTTTTTGTGCCTGAAAGAAAGGTGGTGAGAGTATGGGAAAGGTGATTGCAATTACAAATGCAGATCTGGAGCTTATAAACAGCTTTACCCGGAAGGAATATACAGCCGATGAACTGTATGTCTTTGAAATGAGGGCGGCTGATACACGCATCGACAGAGATTACGAGCGCTTTGATCGTACCGCTCTTGAAAAAATGGCGGAGCTATATGTCGGGACGACTGTTATCTGCGACCACGCACCCAGCACATATAATCAGTGTGCTCGTATCTTCAGAGGGCGGGTTCAGGAAACAGATGACGGAGAGACGGAGCTGATACTTACGGCATACCTGCCCCGTGAAGGGAATGACGAGCTTATCAGCAGACTCGACAGCGGTATCGTAAAGGAAGTCAGTGTTGGCTGCGCCGTCAGGAAACGGAGTTGTTCCATCTGCGGCAAGGAATTTGGAAACTGCGGGCATCGAAAGGGTAGGACATACGGCGATAAGCTTTGCAGCTTTGTCCTGTCGGATATTGCGGATGTCTATGAGGTCAGTTTTGTTGCTGTTCCGGCGCAGCCTGCGGCAGGAGTGATGAAGTGTCATAAGTCGTTCAGTGACGATAATGACACTCAGACAGTTTCAGAAAAGCCGGATCCGCAGGAGCCGACAGAAAAAACCGCAGATACTGCGGCAGATGAAAAGTCAAAGACAGCGCTTGCCCTCGGGCTTGCTGCTGCAAAAATATTTATTTCAGAGGAGTTTGATTAAAAATGGAAATGAACAAAAGAATGTTTGCGCTTTCCCAGAAGATGAAGGCGCTGCACAAGCAGGCACAGGAGCTTTCCGAAAACGGAGATACCGCTGCAGCTCAGAGCGCTCTTGATGAGTTCTCCGAGCTTGAAAAGCAGTTTGATCTTGAAAAGGAACTGTTCCACGCATCAAAGGTCTTTGATGACAGTGCATCAGTAACAGCTGACCAGATCGAGGGTAAGGCCTCCGGCGATGAGACTGATGTAGAGAAGACTTTTGCGGCGGCATTCCGCAGCGGATTTCCCGTAGATAAGGCTATCATGACAGAGGGTACTGCTGCCGACGGCGGATATCTTGTTCCTCAGGATATCGTGACAAGGGTAAACGAATACAAGAGCGCTGAATTTGATTTCAGCGACTATATCGACATCGAGCCGGTGAAAACAAATAAGGGGTCTCGCGTCTACGCTACAAAGGCTGATGACTGGGCTTTTCAGGAGGTCGATGAGGGAGAGGAATTCCCCCTTGAAGCCATCCCTCAGTATGAGCCTGTTACTTATGAGATCAAGGACTACGGTGGGGTCATCGCTCTGTCGAAGAACCTTCTGAATGACAGCGACCAGAATATCACAAGAGAAGTTGTAAAGTGGTTTGCAAAGGGTAAGCGCGGAACCATCAACCAGAAAGTGCTTGCGCATGCAATGGCGGACGAGGTAACTGAGATCACCTCCATTGACGATATCCAGACCATTCTCATCTCGATCCTGGGCGGCGCTTATAGGAACACCTCCTTCGTTTTTGTAAACGACGACGGCCTTGCCTGGCTCATCAAGCAAAAGGATGATACCGGAAGGAGCCTCGTTACCCCTGATCCCACACAGCCGAAAAGGATGCAGATCACTATCGGTGCTTCAGCTGTACCTGTTATAAATGTGCCGAATAAGGTAATGAAAACAACCACCGAGACAAGCACTGAAACAGTTGGTGGGGATGAAGTAACTACTTCAACCACGACTATACCGATCATTATCGGTGATCTCAGAGCCGGTATCAAGTGCTTCGACCGTCAGCAGATGACCATCAGTGCATCGGATCAGGCTACAGTCGGTTCGGGTCAGAATCAGCTTAATTCCTTCACACAGCGTCTCATGCTGTTCCTTGCTGCTATGAGAATGGATTTCAAGACCATCGACAGCGATGCCTTTGTATATGCCGGTATCGTAACAACAACCACATCTACAGAAGGCGACTGATCCGGAGGTGTAGGCTATGCTGACGCTTGAAGAACTGAAAAAATGGCTCGGCATAAGCGGGGAGGGGAGTGACACTCTGCTCTCCTCCCTTATCACTGCTGCCGATGCTGATCTGAGAGCAAAGGCCGGAGATTACAGTATTCTTTCCGAGGGCTTTCAGGAGACCGCAAAGCTCTACATGAAGTACTGGATCGGCGTGACCTACGCTGACAGGTTCGGAGAGATGAGCAATAAGGAAAGAGCAGCAATAAGCGGCTTTATGAGCAATACTGTTTTTCTTCTCCGACAGGCTATAGGGGAGGCAAAGGATGAAACTGACACCTGATAAGGAGATCACACTCCAGAAACGCAAACAGGCAAACGGACGCAGCAGCGAATACACAGTAGTAGCACAGGCACAGCTTTTATGCTCTGTCAGTGAGCCGGGGACACACCTGAAAGCAGACGCTGCAGCACTGGGCTATGAGCTTTCCCTGACGGTACAGCTCTGGCGCAGTGAATTTGAGACAGATCACTACACACATGCAGTTTTTGATGGTAAGGAATACCGCATAGCAGGTACATCTCCGGGCAGAAATGAGCTGTTTGTGCGCCTTGCCCTTACGAGGAGTTGATTTTATGGCAGATGACGTTTTCTCCTGCGACCTTCCCGATCTCGACGGCTTTATCCGGGAGCTTGATCTGCTGAAAGAGGATGCTGCCAGGGCTGTCAGAAAAGCTATGCACGAGGGTAACCACGTCATCGCAGAGGAGCAGCGCCGTCTGGCTGATGCGACAGGTGTTCCCTTCTTATCGGAGCATATCCGGGAGGGTGGGATATATACCACCAAAAGCGGCGGCATAGGGATCACAAGTGGCTATATGTCCGAGGCGTTTGAAAAGCATGACGGGGTGCAGCCCGGTGTTGTGGGTCTTAACTACGAATTCGGGCGCCCCGGTCAGAGCCGGACACGCTCCGGATCCAAAATGAAACAGGTGCGCCTGCGGATCCCGAACAAGGGCGCAAAGCGTAAATACTGGCTCAGAGCTGTCCCCAAAGAGGTTGAGATCGAAAAGGGCAAAATTTCTCCCCGTCCGCATATACGCCGTGGCTTTGACAATAAAATACGCGAAGCCACTGACAGGAGCGTCGAGGCGCTTGAAAGAGAAACAGGAAAGGTATTTAACAAATGACGATCACTGATATAATCAGCGGACTGCTGGACAGGCTCGATGTGCCGTATTATGACAGCCCGCCCGAATTCCCGGAGGGGGAAGAGCCGGAGCTTTATATCTACTACACATTTTACAGCACACCGAAGCTCAGAGGCGGCGGTGTGCTGGAGGCTGAGGAGTATACAGTCACTCTGACTGTTGCAGCCAGGAATGTTGCTCAGGGCGACTCTCTTTCTGAACAGGTGCGGGACCTGTTCGAGAGGGGCGGCTTTGTCTGGACAGGCTGTAATTACTCCCGCGATAATGATTTCCCGAGGGGAAATCTTAACTCTATGGATTTCAAATATTTACTCGAAAGGACGATGTAAAATGGCAACAGAAAACACAAGACCATTTATCAACTGTAAAGACCTCAGGATGTGGAAAATGATCGATGAGACAGCAGGAACGTATTCCAGCGAGATCAGCCTTGATTTTTCCGACAGAATGACTACCTACGGTGATAGTGTGGCTACAAACTCAACGCCCCTTTACGGCGACGGCGAACTTATTGAAACCGCTGTAACAGAAGGAATGGGGACCCTGACACACGGCGTTCATCATGTGACCGATTCAGAGCGTCAGGTGCTGTATAACGAGAGTAATGTCGGCGGAACCTCAGTAAGCACAGGTCATGAGGTGACACCCTACTTCTGCACAGCGCTCAGAGCTTTAAAGCTGAACGGAAAAGTAAATCTCCGTAAGTGGTTCAAGGTTGCATATCAGAAGCATGATGAAAACGTTACTCAGCTTGAGAATAACGGTGTTCAGTATTCGATGACAACACTTACCGGTACATACTCCGAAAACACTGCGCTCGGAATGAAAGTCGCTCGCTGCGAAGTTGATCCCACAACAGTAGCAGGTGCAGCCTTTATGAATCGTTGGATGACTGAGCCTACTTTCGTAGGTGATGCAAGCCTGACAAATACATCTACGTTTACATCCGGCGGTACAGCTATTACCGACGGCGCAGAGCTTGAAGAGGGCACTACCGTGACCCTTGCAGCATCCGCAACAGGCGGCACTTCTCCGTATACTTACAATTACCTGTATAAGAAGGCAGGCAGTGAATACTGGTATGCTATCGCTGAGGGTGCCACTGTCACTACGCAGACATTCACTCTTCCGGATGTAGCTTCTGATACCGACTATGTTCTTGCTGTAGAGGTAACTGACAGCAACGGCGTTACACTTACAAAGTCTGTCAATATCACAGTAACAGCAGGTACGTGATATGCTGAGATCACTACTGCCGGCGACCAGCACGATACACACAGCATCGGGGGAATATCAGGTCAGAT